TTTTAAATGAAATGGCATTTGAAGGCGATCTGGAGACGAATGATTGGTTTCAGTTAGCCAAAAGAACTATTGAAAAACTTCCCAAAAAAGCTTTGGATGCTGGTGAAATTAGATATAAAGAAATCATTGTTAGACGGCCATATTACTCTACTCCTTTAATGGCAAGAGGTACTATTGGAATAAAGTATGTCGTATGGGGCAGAGCGTTCCGAGTTATGAAGATTTTGGCAAAGAACAAGCCATATTATAAAAAGCTTCGTCGTGGAGGTAGGTTGAAATGGGTAAAGTTAAATAAAAAGGTTGGGAAATGAATTTAGAAATAGTATCTAAAAACATAAATAGATTAACGAATAAAGAAAAAGTTACATTTATTCAAACATTGTTGGGCATATCGGTTCAAATGACAACATTTCTAGCTAGATTGGAAAAATCATTGCCGATTCCTTTCCCTGTAGAAATTCATTACATGATGATGATTGCTTTGGTCAATATTAATTCATTGTCTATTGAGAATAATACAGGCGAAGTAATTGATTTCTCTCTTAGAACTGATTCAATTAAAGAAAAATTGATCGAGATATTGAAGCAAATGAATGAGATTTATAAGGAGGAGCTAAAATGAGACAAATTGTACATGGAACTATTCTTTATGCCATAATTATGGGAACTTCAATCTATTCTAAAGGATTCCAAAAGCGTTATATTTGGCGTTATATCCTTCTTTTAATAGGTGTTATTTGGGGCGAATGGTATTTCTCTCCGCAAGTACATGCCTATGAATATTCTCCACGTGCTCAAGTTCAAATAGAACAATTCTGGGATAATTATTATCCTGATCGAAGATTGTCACCTAAAACAAGATCAACTTACATTGCAAATGCTGATTGGCACGCAAAGAAAGCATATGAAGAATTCATTGCTTGTAAAGATAAGTGTTGGCTATTGCCTAATCTAGTTGATAGAGAACGCACTAAAACTGCCTGGAGTGTATTTTTAGTAATAGCTGCTCCAAATATACCTATTTCAAAAGGAGTAGCTATTTTGATGGGAATAATGTTGGACTATGGGTGTGCTTGTATTGACGAATGGTACGATATTAAAGAAATGCTAGAGAGTGCTCAGGAAAATTCTGAAATGGCACAGTTTTACCGGGATTTGGCGAGTCAATGAAAATAGAAATGTTTGTTTTCTCAGAATGCGATTGTCCTAAGTGTAGTTCAATGTGTCATTCTCCTTGTACAGGTACTCCTGATGATATCAAAGCTATTATTGACGCTGGTTATGGGGATAGACTTTGCTTAGATGATTGGCCTGGTGAAGTTGCTGATATTCATCCTGCATTAAAAGGATATGAATCAGGTAAAGCACCATTTAATACTTCTTCTTCTTTAGGTTGCTCCTTCTGGAAAGAGGGCAAATGTGAATTACATGATAAAGGATTGAAACCATTGGGGGGAAAATATGCTCATCATGATATGCTCTCTGAGAATTGGATTAAAATAAAACCATTTTTAGAAAAAGAGTGGGGATCTAAAAAAGGTAAAGATATCATTAAAAAATGGACTAAAGAGTATTTGAAATGAAAATAGATCTATCAAAAGAAGACTTGAAAGTTTTACAAAAAATAGAAGATGATATAAATAAAATTAATTTGTTTTTTGAAAAACATCCTAATTTTTGTAATTATAAAATTGTTTTAAAAAAAATTGAGGAAAATGAAAATAAACCTGACTAAAGAAGAATGGGAGTTTTTGCATTATCAATTTTCTAATAATTCTGACATGCTTACCTTTGAGGAAAATGATTATAGTGTTTGTGATACTATTTTAGAAAAACTCGGGAGCGAATGGGTTGATGATAAACTTATACCCAAAATTGAGTATAACCATATATAACTATGTATCTTTACATATGCCCACGCTGCGGAAATAAATATAAATTGATTTATCCTAGTCAAACTATCTTTTGTGCTTTTTGCGAATGTATGTTTACTCAAACTGGAACTTATTATGAATGACGATATTAATTTAAAAAATGAAAAGAATTTTTATTTTCAAGGAAAATGGTTTGATACATCTGAAGAATTATTTGATTATAGTAGAAGATGGAATGATTTTCATTTAAATCAAGAAACAGCTGAAAGATTACTTGATAGATTAAAAAAAGATATTGTCCTTAATGTTTTTCTTCATGGGAAATCTTTTACAAATTCGGAATTTTCAGAATATTTAAATAGAATATTTAATTTTTCAATATTGGAAATGGATAAAAATAATGCCGATGTATGACTATAAATGTACAAAATGTGGAAATATCCATGAAGTTTTAGGAAATACTAATCCTGATGAATTATATTGCCAACTCTGTTGGATTAGAACAGATAAAAAAGAATCACTTTCTAAAATGATAAGTTCTCCAGCAGGCATTCACTTCAAAGGCTCTGGATTCTACGAAACTGACTATAAAAATAAGGGTTAGATGGCTAAAAAAGACTTACAACAAGAAATTAATGAATTCCTAGAAGTATTCGATGTTAGAACTTTAATTACATTCCTAGAATGCACCATCCCTTTAACCGAATTATACGATATTGAGGAAAATGCTGATTGGGTGGAAGATTATGTTGGAAAAGATCAAGTTTCAACTATACGAATGATTCGCACAGTTTACCTGATATCTAAATTAGCTGAGACTAGCGGGGGTAAACTAGCTACTGTTAAGGCAAGATTCGGAAATCTATATAAGCGATTGGAAAAGATTCATGATGAACAAGCTAAAAAAGGTTAATTGTTATGGGGTGTGACATTCATCTATACTTTGAGCAAAAAAATAAAGAAGGGAAGTGGCAAAAGATTGAGATAGATGAAAGATTATTGCCAGATGACAGGAATTATTTATTATTTGCGTTCTTGGCTAACGTTCGAAATTATGGAAATAGTTTAATTAAACCACAATTTGAAGATCGTAGAGTTCCTGAAGATTCTTCTGTTGACCAGCATTTTTATGATTGCTCCGATCATTCTATCACTCATGCTTATCTTAATGAAATCCTTGCAGCACCTTGGGAACTTGTGGGTTTGGATAAATGTTATTTTAAGATTTTTTGTGAGGAAATTATTCCCAGATTATGTTCATGGTGTGGATCATTATCAAAAGAAGATGAAAGAAATATTAGAGTGATTATAGGGTTTGATAATTGATATGAATGATAAAATGGAAATAGACAAAGATGATTTAATAAATCTCCTTCATTGGGCGCGACGCTATTGTGATAGGCGATCAACCTATGCCCCTAGCAGCTTTAATGCAGTCTATCAAAGAATAAGAAGTGAGTATCCCGATATTGTGCATTGTGATGACAAATTTGACCCAAAATTAATGGATGATGGTTCTTATTGGCCTTATGCGCAGGATGGAATGTTTAATAAAGAAACAGGAGCTTACGATTCAAGAAAGTAAGACTCTATTAGAATTTCTTGAAGAACTTAATCGACTTACTGAATATAATATTCTTTTTCTAAAGAATAAAAAATCATTTATCCCTAGATTAAATGAAAAATACCTAAAAGAATTTCAAGGAATACAAGATTTGATTAATACATTCGATTTTGTTAAGGAAAAATAATGATCATCCAACTAAACCCACCTATTCCAATTTTCACCCCAAAAGGCAAAGGTTTAGCCCATGCTTTAATTGATCAAGGTATTGAACATGAATTACTTTGGGTTTGCTTTCAAGATTTGGGTGGTGAATGTTGGACTTGGAAAAATCCAGAGATTAGAGCACAGCGAAACATTACCGCGGGACGTGAATACATTTCATCTTTTTATGACCCAAATGATGTGGCATTCAAAGATAAAGAATAATTACGCGGGAATAGTTTAAATGGTTCACGAGAAACGTTGGCTGTCGTACGCAGTTGAGGTCGTGGAAAATAGCAAGCTGAAAACTTGAAGATTTGGGTTCGAATCCCAATTTCTGCTTTTATAAATATAATGATTAATATGTTGTAAATATAAAATTTGAATTATATACAACCTTCCTTTACATTAAAGCAAAAAAGGAAGGTTGCTCTTGACCAGTGGAATGCTGGAACGCAGTCAAGTCGTTCCTAACGTATATCAGACATATTATAAAGACGGTGATCGTGGTATTGTCAACGAGGCAGATTCACGTTACCAACAAAACCTTTCTGCTTGGCAACTCTTTCACTATGAACAATGTATTGATAGAAAGGTCTATCTTGGCGATCAACGCTACCTTAATCAATATTCTGGATTAAGTTACGAGCATCAAAAGTGGATATTCAACAATAGTATGCCTGTGGCGAATATGGTATGTGGCAGACAACGCCAATACCGAAAAGCCACACAAATGGTTCCAGTTCATGGAAGCAGCTCGCATACATCTAGCCAAGCTACAAAGATTATCCAATCAGCCTACAATCTCGATGACACGTACAACACTATAAGCTCATGTTTTAAAGAAGGTGCAGTTATCACCGGACTTTCATTAATGCATTCGTGGATAGACTACAGGAACGATCCTATCTGTGGCGACTTGCGGACTGAGATGCTCAGTGGTGATATGATAATGATGGATGCTTTTTGGCGCGACATGGGATTGAGCGATTGCCAGTTTATTCGCACTAGGAAATATCTACACAAAGAGCAAGTTAAACAACTTATTCCTGAGCGTGCTTCCGATATTGACATGCTCAATGATCAAGCCTATTTTGATACTAAATTTACTTTCATGCCGCAGCAATATAACATTCGAAGAAAGGGTTTCCTTGCTTGGGATGAATATTGGTATCAAGCAGAGCGCATGGGGACTTTCATCGTAGACCCTGAGACATACGAAAGTACAGAAGTAGATTTCACGAAAGATGAAATGGATAGGTTAAAGCATCAATTTCCTAAAATTGTCATTGTGAAAGAAAAGGTTCCTACAGTACATCTAGCGATTATTATCAATGGAGCATGTATTTATGAATGGCCAAATCCTTTGGGAGTGGATATGTATCCCTTTACTCCTTTTGTCGGGTATCACGATCTTGCTAATAACAACTATTCGTTTCGCTATCAAGGGATTATTAGAAATATTCGTGATTCTCAATACCTTTTGAACTACAGGACACAATTAGAGAGTGATTTACTTGCTGCACAATTCTCTGGTGTGGATGTGGAGGAAGATGCGCTTATTGATGATAGTGACGCATTTAAGGTGGGA